GCCAATACTGGTGGTGGCGGAGCAGGCGGTACTGAATACAGTGGTTGTACATCAGGCAATGGTGGCGCTGGCGGTTCAGGTATTGTCATAGTTCGATATGCGAAATAAGGAGATATAAACAATGGCACAGAATTATGTACTCTTAAACCGCATCGAACTCAACGCATCGGCAGCCTCTGTCACATTCAGCAACATCCCACAATCGGGCTATACCGATTTGAAGATTGTTATGTCTACAAGAGACTCTATTGCTTCAGACTTTAATAGCCTTACGCTTGCCCTTAATGGCAGTTCAACAGGTTTTACAAATCGTCAATTAATAGGTACTGGTTCTGCTGCGGTTTCAAACACAGGAACAACTGCAGTGGGACCAAACCCTGGTTCAACAATTACAGCAAGCACATTCAACAACGTTGAAATCTACATTCCAAATTATTTATCCGCAAATAATAAAAGTTATTCATACGATGCTGTATTAGAAAATAATGCAACTGCTGCTAGAGCAATCCTTGGTGCAGGTCTTTGGTCTAACACTGCTGCTATTAACTCTGTAACTATTGGTACGGATGGCACAGCGTTCGTCCAGTACAGCACCTTCTCGCTATACGGTCTAGCAGCAGTAGGCACTACACCTGTTATTGCTCCTAAGGCTAGCGGTGGAAACATCACTACTGATGGCACTTACTGGATTCATACATTTCTTACCACACAAGCATTTACTCCCTTTACTAACCTTACCTGTGACTACCTAGTAGTTGCTGGCGGTGGAGGTACAGGGGGCAGTGCAACAAGCGGTGGTGGTGGAGCGGGTGGTCTACGTTCTAGCGTTTCTCCAACAGGAGGCGGAGGTTCTGCTGAATCAGCAATAAGCACTACATCAGGAACCGCATACACAATCACTGTTGGTGCGGGTGGTGCTGGTTCTTCAAGTGCTGCTGGTACTGCAGGAAGCAACTCAGTATTTTCTACTATTACATCAACTGGTGGTGGTTTTGGTACAGCATCTGGTGCTGCTGGTGCAGGTGGTTCTGGTGGTGGCGGTGCAACCGCAGGCGCTGGTACTTCAGGTCAAGGCTACGCAGGTGGCACTGGTGAAGCAGGCGGTGGCGGTGCGGGTGGCGTAGGTCAAGTCAGCGCATTCAACGGAACAAACAAAGGCGGGGCTGGAGTTTCCAACTCTATTACTGGAACATCTGTTACCTATGCAGGCGGTGGAAACCCTGGTGGTGGACAAGGAAATACTTTTGGTGGTGGTAACGGTACATTCAGTGCTGGCTCAAATAACAATACTGCTGGAACTATTAATACTGGCGGCGGTGGTGGTGGTAAATGGGGAGACCCAGGAGAAGGTAAGGCTGGTGGTTCAGGTATTGTAATCATTAGATATTTAGCAGCATAAGGGAGATATAAATGGCACATTTTGCAGAAGTAGATGAGAACAATATTGTAACTCGCGTTCTTGTTGTACCCGATGACCAAGAATATCGTGGAGAAGAATATCTTCGTGATGAACTTGGTCTAGGTGGACGATGGATTCAGACCAGTTACAACAACAAAATTAGAATGAACTATGCGGGTATAGGTTACACCTATGACCCAGACAATGATTGGTTCCAGGCACCTCAGCCTTACCCATCTTGGATTCTAACTCGCGCAGCACAATGGGTAGCGCCAGTTAAGTATCCAACTGATGAAGTTATGTATCAATGGAATGAAGAACTTACAGATTGGGAAGCAGTTAACTATGACAACTAAACCACAGAAACTAATCGTAGACCTTGCTAAAGGTACACAGACATATGTAGACCTGACTCCTGATGAGATTAACGCACGTGAGATTGCTGGCATTGAAGCAGCAACACGCAAGGAAGAAGAAGATGCTGCAGCAGCAGCACTCGCTGCACTCAAGGCATCTGCTAAGGCAAAGTTAATTGCTGGTCAGAACCTGACTGCAGAAGAAGCAGCAGTAATCGTTCTTTAATTCAATTCTATTAGTGGAGGTGTGCCATCGCTGGTCGTGACATAACCGAAGGTCGAAGTACCCGTGCAGTTGCAGTTGACATTGGTGTAGTTTCATCTACAGCAATCTGGCAGAACACTGATATGTCTTACGACGTAGCCATAGGTGGACTCCCATTCTTTTACGCAATCAATGACTCACGCCCTTATATCCGTCAGACTGCACCCTTTCGCAAGGACCAGTTCGACAATGGCGCAGAGCCTGGCGAGCAGTCTCTAACTGGTTGGTGGATTCGTAGCCAAGCATCGTTCCACTCTGGTTCAGGCATTAAGTTCTATGACCCTGCAACTACAGATGAGAATGGGCACTATCGCTTTGCTGACTCTAAGGGTCTGAATGTATGGACCAAAGGACAGGCAACACTACTAAAGTCCTGTGCATCTACCCACCTGACTACTGGTGCTATTGCATCTAATGGCGTAACACAGCAACATCTACGCTCAATCAAGTGGAGCACAAATAAAGGTGTACTACTACTAGATGAGTACGATGTAGATAAGATTGCATCAGATGGAACAGTAACGCACTTCGTTGACTACAACGCAGGTGCTGGAGTCTATCCAGTTTACTCTATCTGTGATGATGGAACTAAGGCATACTGGGTAACTAATGCCACCTCTGGTGGAACAACTAAACTTACAGTCTTTAGCAAGCCACTGACTGGCTCTTCTGCATCAACTGCTGACGAAGTAAAACTATTCGATGCAAGTGGTGTAATCTCCAATGCAACTATGGAGTACGTCAAAGAACGTATTGTCCTATGCGCTGATAATAAAGTATACGAGTTCTCTAGTTCTGCAACCATTCTTCCCACACCAGTCTACACACATCCATCAACTAGCCACGTCTACACATCAGTGGCTGCATCAGGTCCTGCTATCTATGTTGCTGGTTACAATGGTATTCAATCAACTATTCAGAAGTTCACACTATCCACTGCTGGAGTAATGCCTACTCTTACCTCTGCAGTTATTGCAGCAGAACTTCCAGTCGGTGAGATTGTCCACAAGATTTCTTACTATCTCGGTTATATGCTCATCGGTACCAACAAGGGCATCCGAGTAGCAGCGGTATCTGACCAAGACGGTTCACTTAACTATGGTCCACTTATCGTAGAAACAACACAGCCTTGCTTTGACTTCGCAGCACGTGACCACTATGTGTGGTGTGCAACTAGCGTTGGTGGGGAACCTGGCGTTATCCGCATCGACCTATCTAATGAACTAGAAACTCTACGCTTTGCGTATGCTAACGACCTTTATATGGATGGTGTATCTGGATATAAGACAACCGCTTGTGCGTTCGTCGGTAACGATGACCCAACGGTAGCCGAAAGACTTGTATTCTGTACAGCAAATAATGGCACAGCAGATGGAACAATCTACATTGAAGACTCCGCTACGCTACGCACATCAGGCTACATAACTACGGGCAACATCCGATACGGAACTCTTGAGCCTAAGAACTTTAAGCGCCTACTAGGACGCGGTGATTTTACTAGCGGTTCTATGACACTGGAAACAGTAGACAAGAATGGCGTAGAGTATGACCATATCTCCTACGATGTATCAGTTCCATCTATTGAAATAGGAACTTCATCCCCTGCTACAGCACAAGAATATGTAGCCTATAAGTTTATCCTTTACCGTGATGCAACAACATCATCACTTGGTCCAGTATTCAAGGGCTATCAGGCTAAAGCAACCATTGCTACCCCACGCCAGCGTGTTATCCAGTTCCCTATCTACTGCTATGACCTAGAGACAGATAGATATAACTCAATGATTGGCTACGAAGGCAAAGCCTTCGAGAAGATTCTAGCCCTCGAAGGTATTGAAGAACAAGGTGACGTGCTCACCTGGCAAGACTTAACTACTGGCGAATCTCGTCAGGCAGTTATCGAACAGATTTCATTCAATCGTATGACACCACCTGATAAGCGATTCAGTGGATTCGGTGGAGTAATTAACGTAACAATTAGGACTGTATAAATGACAGCAACAGAATGGGCTGGCTTTGCCGTTGCCATAATGACTTTGCTTGGTGGTTTTACAGCAGCAATTAGATGGTTAGTTAAGCACTACTTAACAGAACTTAAACCAAATGGTGGCAGTTCAATGAGGGACTCAGTTAATATCAATACCGAACGATTGGACCGAGTTGAACAACGCGTTGACCAGATTTACCTCATCCTCTGCGAGAGTAACAGGAAGTAAGTTAGCAGTATTCTTTTTAGTTTTAGGCACATCATTCTTCTGGAGTCCAGTTGCTAACGCAACTCCACCAGAGTTAAGGGTTTCAGGTGTGACGATTATCTGTGCTAACCCTGCAGGAGAAACTTATACTGCAATGACAGGCTGGAATGCTGACAATACTTTCTTCCAAGGCAAAGGTGATATTGCAAGATTATTCTGCGAAGGTGGATTTATTGGTGAGTGGACAACTTACATTAGCGATAACTATACTGGCGTAGGAAGATTCTATAATGGAATAGCTCCTACTCCTACTGCAAGTCCCACTCCAGAGCCTTCGCCCTCACCATCTGAGACTCCAACTGCAACAGCGAGTCCTTCACCTTCTCTATCTGATAGTACAACAGCGTCGTCTTCGCCAACGCCAAGTCCTTCTCCTTCTCCGAGTCCTCAAGTAGATACGAATACTGTATCCACAACTCCAAGTCCGACTCCAAGCGAGACTGCAACTCAGACAGCAGAGACTGTAACTGTAATAAATCTAGAGACATCTACTGTCCTTTCTGATACTTCAACTGTAGTTGTGCAACCTGCACCTACTCCTGCTCCTGAACCTGTACCTGTAGTACCGCCAGCCCCTCCTGCGGTGGAACCTCAACCAACTCCAGCTCCTGTGCAACCAGCTCCACAGCCCGAGCCTTCTCCGCAGCCAGTGCCCGTCGCTGAGCCAGTTCCTGCCCCCGCTCCTGTAGAAGTTGCTCCTCTTCCAGAAGAAATACCTCTACCGCCAGAGCCTGTCGCTGAACCCGCTCCAATTCTTGAACCAGAATCTCCGCCCGTAGTTGAGACTGCACCAGTTCCTGAGGAACTGCCTGTAGTAGAGCCCGAGCCTGCGCCAGAACCTTCTCCAGAGCCTGAGATAGAACCTGTAATTGATATTGCACCTGAACCTCCTATGGTTGAACCAATTGTACAACCAGAAGAGCCACCTCTTAAGGTAAGCGAGAACGCTACCGAGGAAGAGAAGCAAGTAGTAGCACAAGCAATCATTGAGCAAGCACAGGGTGAACCTGTGACAGCACAGGCAATCCAGGAAGCTGGCCTTACCTATGCTGACTTGCCACCTGAAACACCAGTCGAAGTTCGTCAGGACGAGAACGGAAACGAAGTTGTTATCACAGCAGAAGTTGCTGCTGCGCTGGTAGTTCTTGAGAACCCAGCAGAATTAATCAACGCAATCTTTACTGACCCAGCCCAAGCGCTCTTAGCACTCGGCTCTATTGGTGCTGACATGAGCACTGAAGAAAGAGCAGAGTCTGAGAAGACTGTTGTTGCTGCGGTTATCGTAGGCCAAATTGCTGGACAGGCTGCAGTAACCGCTGCTGCTGGCGCTGCAGCTTATCGGAGGAAACCATGAAGAAGTTCTTTTCAGACATAGTAAATCAATTGTGGACTCTCCTCGGCATGTTCATTGCCTGGGTAGTCCTTGACGGTTCTGCCAAGACGGTTGTCGGGTATGCCATTGGCATCTCATCAATCATCTGGGGAGTTACATACAAACTAAGAAACTCAGAGGACGATTAATGGATACATTAAAGAATGTAATGCTGCGTATCATTGCAGTCATTGCAGCCGAATCGCTTGGCGTGATTGGTGCTGGCTCTCTAGTCGGTATCGAAGTATGGCAAGCAGCAGTACTAGCTGGTGCACTAGGTGCAGCTACAGTAATTGAAGCGTTAGCTCGCTTCTTCCTTGCTGATGGTAAGCTAGATGCAAATGAAATCAATGCTGCCTTTGCTAAGGTAGACTCAAAGAAGGCGGACTAACATGGGACAACGCAACGACTTTATCAAAGTTGCACGCGAGGAAATCGGTGTAATCGAAGGGCCAAAGGACAATGAAACAAAATATGGAGCGTTCACTAAAGCGAACTTTCTACCATGGTGTGGTTCTTTTGTCATGTGGTGTGCGAACGAAGTTGGGATTAAGATTCCTAACGTTGTTGGCACTCTTGCTGGAGCCCAAGCATTCATCAAAAAGAATCAGTGGGAGAAAGTAAATGAAGCAACACCGCTACCTGGCGATATTGTTTTCTTTGACTTCCCTAATGATGGCATTGACCGCATTAGTCACGTTGGTATCGTGGTACGAGACAACGGAGACGGAACTGTAATCACAGTCGAAGGTAACACAGCGCCCGATAAAAAGGGCGACCAACGCAACGGAGGGCAAGTCTGCCTGAAGAAGCGTGCTTACAAAGTAAAGAACGGTCCAGCTCTCAAGAAGTCACTACCTGTGTACATCGTGGGATTTGGTAAGCCTGTCTTTAAATCCTAAGGAGATACATGAATACCGAAAAAATCGCAGCAATCGTAACAACCTATGCACGTGCAGCAGTACCAACAGTGGTAGCGCTCTATGCATCAGGAGTAACAGACCCTAAAGCTTTGGTTTATGCTTTCCTATCAGCGTTCATCGCGCCAATCTGGAAGGCTCTCGACCCTAAAGCCAAGGAATTTGGCATCGGAAGCAAGAAGTAAACCACCTCATATAGGCCCTTAGCTGGGCCATAGAGACAAGAAGGCCCCCAACCCTAGCATCACTGCTATGGAAGGGGGTCCTTTTGTCGTTTCTAAAAGTTAAACATCGTCAGCGTCAATGTCCTCAAGCAGGTCAACGAACACTTCAAAGTCTTTATGTCGTCGGTAGTTGTTGTATCGAGCAACTGCCTCGTATACGATATCACGAATTGCTAGCGCAGCTAGCGAACCTAGTATTACTTCAGTCATTTACTTCTCCTATAATATATATATTATATATATACTATAAGACCCCTTTGGGGTCTTTATATTATATATTATATACAAGTATACACTGAACCCTGATGGTTGTAGGTAAGCAGTCTACCTGCACAGAGCCTGACCTGTGCTATACTACACCCACGATGATACAACTTGGAGAATATAAACTACCCGAGCATGTTTCATACTCAGCATTCTCGACCTACGTCGACTGTGGCTATCAGTACTACCTTGGTAGATTAATGATGGTACCAGAAGAACCTTCGGTTTGGTCGGTAGGTGGTTCAGCATTTCACCGAGCAACTGAACTGTGGGATTTGGAGAATGCATGATACAGGAACTATGGGCTAGAGCATGGGCTGATGAGCTTGGTACAACTGACCTAACCAATGCACGTGTTGGTGGCAGGGCTACTAAAGCTAACCCTAACAAAGAGAACGAAGCTTTCTGGCACGAAGCTGGTCCTCGTTGGGTACAGGCCTACATTGAATGGCGACAAGCCAATACCGATTGGAAGATATGGAAGACGCCGCAAGGTGTCCCAGCTATCGAACTCGAAATGATTCCCGAGTTTGCTGGTGTACCAGTCAAGATGATTCTTGATAGGGTGTTTGAAGTGAATGGTGAGTTAGTCATCGTTGACCTGAAGACATCCCAGGCTACGCCTTCCAATACACTGCAGCTTGGTTTCTATAAGATTGGTTTGATGAAAACCTTTGGCATAGATATCAAGTGGGGAACATACTTCATGTCACGCCAACACGGCGTGTCACCGTTGGTCAGCCTTGAACAGTACACAGAGGATAAGCTGGAGTACTTAGTATCAGGGTTTGACAAAGCACGTAAGGCAGGTATCTTCTTGCCGAACACAAACAATTGCCAATACAAGTGTGGACTGACCGCACATTGTCAGTTCTCAACTAAGATAGGATAACAGATGAACGAAGACTGGAAACTACAAGTCTCCTATAAGACACCAGCGGGGGATATGATTAACGTTCGTGCCAATACGGCCGACGAACTAAGCGTATTGCTTGAAGGTGTAGGAGATTACTCACCACAGGTTGCATCAGTACAGCGATTGATTGTTGGTGCATACAACGCAGCCCCTTTGGGGACCACTGGTTCAACAGCAGGCACAACGCCCTCGCAATTCTCCGCTCCAATCCAGCAGGCAGCAGCATCCGTTGGAGCACCACCGTCAGCGGTAACGCCAGCAGGGACAGCAAGTCCGACCTGCATTCACGGGGCACGAATCTTCCGACAGGGAGTGAGCAAGACAAGTGGGAAGCCTTACGCTTTCTGGGCATGTCCGACACCACAAGGCACGCCTGACCAATGCAAGCCAGTTAACTAAGATATGATTGAGCGTAGCCATCGTTACACACCGCAATGGTGGCTACGTTCTATCCTTACAGAAGGGAATGAACCATGCGTACACTTGTCAGAAGCGTTGGCCGTGCCAGTATCGGTGGAGAACCGCTCCCTAGTTGCTTCAAAGCGTTTGAGTCAAACAAGATTATCATACGGCGCTCTGAAGTTTCGATGTTTGCAGCAGCACCAGGTGTAGGTAAGTCAACCCTAGCACTAGCATTAGCTTTGAAGATGAGAGTTCCAACTCTTTACATCTCGGCAGATACCAACGCACACACTATGGCTATGCGCCTAGCATCTATGATTTCAGGTAAGTCGCAAGGCGATGTAGAATCTTTAATGAACACTGACCATGGCTGGACTAAGGCAACACTTGCCCGAGGTTCACACATTGTATGGTCATTTGAATCAGCACCATCATTGCAAGACATTGATGAAGAAGTACAAGCATTCGAAGAACTATGGGGTTGTCCTCCAGTTCTTATAGTAGTAGATAACCTAATGGACGTAGCCACCGATGGTGGTGAAGAGTTCGCATCTATGCGTGCGATTATGAAGGAGTTGAAATACCTTGCTAGAGCGACCAATGCAGCAGTTGTTGTCTTACATCACACATCGGAGGCTATCCAAGGCTCTCCATGCCAACCTAGAAGTGCTATCCAAGGAAAGGTTGCGCAATTACCCGCACTCATCTGTACGCTTGGAGTTGTCGGGACAAGTATGGGAGTTGCGCCTGTCAAGAACAGATATGGTCGTGCCGACGCAGGCGGTGGACTAATGACTTGGGTTGCATTCAACCCTGAGTATATGTTTATAGATGATATTCCAGAGAACGCATGACAACTAGAAAAAGCCATAAGGCTAGAGGAGCAACATATGAAACAGACATCACGAAATACTTTAGAGGACTTGGATACGACGCTGAACGCCTTGCAAGGAGAGGTAGCAAAGATGAGGGGGATGTTGTTGTCCGCAAAGATTTCATTGGAGGAACCATTGGGGTACTTGAATGCAAAGCGCCAGGTGCAGGAAATTCAATCAGCCTTAGTGGCTGGAGCAAAGAAGCACAGGTCGAAGCGGACAATTACGCAGAAGCTCGGGGCCTTGACAGGAAAAGTATTCTTCCAGCGATAGTAATCAAGGCAAGAGGTAAGTCAATAGCAGATTCGTATTTAGTAATAAGATTAGGAGATGTCTTTGGTGAGTGACTTGCCTTCAATCAAGGCTGTGCTTGAGCACTACGGTGCAACGCTACGTCGTGACCATGGTCAAGCTAACCTGAGGTGTCCGTTCCACGGTGATAGTCATCAGTCAGGTACGGTTAATCTAGATAAGAATATCTTTATATGTTTTGCATGTGGAGTACAAGGGAATAGTTTACAAATCGTAGCTATACAGGAGGGAGTTGACATACGTGAGGCAGCTAGAATCGCAGAAGGATTTGCTGGGACAAGCAACACGCAAGTACCAGGAAAGCATTTATCAGGCCGAAGATTACCTAGCAAGCAGGGGTATTCCAATAGAGGTAGCACGGCTGGCTCGATTAGGCGTAGTCGCGGAGCCTGAGACAGGGCACGAAGCATACCTCGGACGCTTAGCTATACCTTATGTGACTAAGACTGGCGTAGTTGATATTAGATTTAGAAGTTTGAATCCAGCAGTTGAGCCTAAGTATATGGGCATGACTGGTAGTGACACCAAGATGTACAACGTACTAGATATTGAAAGGGCAGGTGATTGGATTGGCGTATGTGAAGGAGAGCTTGATACAATCACGCTCAGTAGATGCGTCGGTATCCCTTGTGTTGGAGTTCCAGGTTCGAACTCATGGAAGAAACACTACACAAGATTGCTCGCAGATTTTGAAAGAGTATTTGTATTCGCTGATGGCGACCAGCCTGGAAAAGAATTTGCAGCAGGGCTTGCCCGAGAACTTCCAGTTACTATCGTCTCCATGCCAGACGGCGAAGATGTCAATTCTATCTACGTCAAGTTTGGTGCGGACTATATCCGAGAGAAAGCAGGGCTAACTAATGAAGCCGATTAAACCATGTCCTGAATGTGGTGAGCAGTTCGAGAATGTATTCGAAGCAACTGACCACCTGCTTGAGGAAGATGAAGAGTTCGACCCAGCACTTATCCTACCTAATGGCTATCGCCTGATGATTGGTTCGTTGTTGCGTTGCTTCTATCGTTACGCTGATGAACCCGAGAAGATTAAAGATGTAGCACAAGACACGTACATGACACTCTTTACTGTTGAGATGGAACCATCGACAGTTGTTGAAGTCATCGAAGATATGATTGTAGGTTCCAGTATGGCGGAAATAGATGACGAACTCAAACAACTACTCGAAGGTGGAGAGTGAATTAATATGGCAGATTACCCAACACCTGGCGAATCAAGGTTTTACGGTGACGCAAGTACGCATGGAGAACCATCAGCTAGTGTTAGAAGTAAGAGTCCCTCTGCGGATTTCACCTTCGACGTAGCCTCTACCTTCCAAGAACTGGAAAGCTTATTGCTTACTAAGCACAATGATTATGGTCCAACCAACATCTCGCGTAGCCCAGGTGGGCCAGTCAATGGCCTGCGTGTGCGCATGTGGGATAAGTTTGCACGCATCAATAACCTAGTAGATAATAACAGAGACCCACAGCATGAAAGCCTTGAGGATTCTTTCAAGGACATGGCAAACTATGCAATCATCGGGTTGCTAGTACTAAGAGGAAAGTGGCCTAATGACTAACAAGTCTTCATTCGATTTGGACTTCGGCTATGGCCGTAAGGGTGAGAAACTAGTAGAAGAACTGCTTACTGGTGGCAAGACCGTCGAAGTAAAGCGCGACAGGAAATGGTGGATTACTAACAACCTTTACATTGAGGTTGAGTGCTGGTTCATGAAGTCTAAATCATGGGAGCCGTCAGGCTTGATGGTTACTGAGGCTGCATACTGGGCGTTCGTACTAGAACAAACGGTTGTCATTGTACCAACGCATATCCTTAAGAAGGGCGTGCTTGAATTGGGCAGAGAAATCTCATGTGAGATACCACCTAATAAGAGCAAGGGCTACCTAATTACAGTAGAAGATTTACTAACCATGAGTCGCAAGTATAAGAATGAGAAAGTTGATGATGGACTGGAAGCTAATTGAACCCTGGGAATATGCAGTAACCCATGTAGCTAGTGAGTATCATAGAAAGTTTAAGATGCTTGAGCTTGACGACATACGTCAGACACTATACGAGTGGTTCCCTGCCCATATAAATAAGTTCACTGAGTGGAATGAAATGGGTGGTAAGGATGCGAAGAATCTAATCTATCGTAGCCTTCGTAACTACGCACTTGATTACTGCCAGTATCAGAAGGCCAAGGCACTTGGCTACGATGCATCTGATTTATATTACTATGACCCAGTAGTAGTGGAAGCGTTGCTTCCTGCTGTGTTGCGTGCTGAGTGGGGTGTAACCCACAAACTTAATCTTGGTAGGCCAGGAAGGCCTAGTGCACCTAGTGAGGGCGGTAATCTACAGGCTATGATGATAGAGGTAGACTCCGCATACCATAAGTTAAGCACTGAAGATAAACAGTTACTCTTCTTACGATATGCAGAGTCTATGGAGTATGCGGACATTGCCAAAGAGCTTGAGCTCGTTAGCCCTGACGCTACTCGCATGCGTACAACGAGAGTAATACGCAAACTTGTTAGGTTAATGGGTGGTATGAAGCCTTGGCTAGACCGAGATACTCCAGATAATGTAACTGATGAACCAAATGAAATTGTAAGCCAAGATGACGGCGCTTACAGCGAGAGTGACAGCGAAGATACCGCTGAAATAGTTGAGTAATACCCTACTCATCTATCAGTTCTTCATCAAACTCGTACTCTTCAAGTGGTTCTTCGTCAGCTTCATCTTCCCATAGGTGTTCAAATAGAATCTCCATGTTGTCTGCGATGCAGTCATCTTCAGTCTCATAGTCTTGGTAATTTAGTACATACTTTCTAACGATAGCAGTTACTTCTTCTGCTGTCAAGTCTTGCATTGCCATGCTATCCTCCTGTTGAATAGAAGCCAGTTGCATTGAACTTAACTGGCGTTGGATTAATTATTCTACGCATTATTCGTAAGCAGTATTGACAGGTAGGACATTCGTCCCTCTCCTCTATACTGCGGTAGTGTTCCTCTGATGTATTGCAATCGTCACATCGGTACTCATAGTTGGGCATTAGTATGGCCCCTGTCCCGTGTCTCGTCGCTCTTGCATGTTGATGTTACCAGTGAATGGTGGTGGTGGTGGTTCTGAATATCTCCAAGGGTCAGCCTCAAGCATTTCAGTAACACGAATATCCCACTCGCGCTTCTTTACTAGTTCGTGTAAGAACTCGGTCATAAGTCACCCCAACATATCTCGCATACAAGCCAGTCACCCATTGTCATGAGAGTTTCTGTCTCATACATGCCTTCGCACCTTGTGCATGCTGACATATCTTTGGCAGGCTCTGAGTCTACAGGTGTAGGTGCAGTAGCTAGTGTACCACACTCGGCACATTCCATGTCTAGGAAGTACATGTCAATCTCACCGTCGTCGTCGAACTTGCACTTGAGATTCCATATCTCACACCCACATGGGCACACAGCAGTTGGCTTACCGCGTATGTCCATAGCCTGAGTGTAATCAGGCTTCATCTCTGTAATATGTTTAGCCATTAGTCGTCCTCTCGTTTGTTCATGCCTCTACTCATGTATATCTTTACTACTTCAATTGCGTTAGCGCAATCATATGGTGTGGGGTGGAAATGATTGAACTTCTTTGCGTACTGAGCCCAACCTCTTCCATGGTTAGTGATTGTATTCGCCTCACCCTTTATCTCCTTGTGACATGAGTCACACATAACCTTCTTATCTTTGGTTATCATTAGTGATAGTTATTCTTCTTGAAGAATGCCCACGCATTACATGGCGTGTCGTATCTATAGTAGATATAGTCTAGTCCTCGCTCAATTTGTCGTGGTGCAGGTGTGTCAGGGTCAAGCCCTAGTAACTGTGGTATACCGCCAGCGTTCTTCCCCATAACTCTGACGCTATTGTAAGCTTTAGGATTCCATGCGGATTCCTTGCCCCACAGATTACTAAGGCATGACCA